GACGCAACACGAATGGCGAGCCGACGCGCGCATAAGCGCTTGAAAAGGCTGGCGATCCCGGCAGGACTCGAACCTGCGACCATCGGCTTAGAAGGACGAGGGCGACCTTTGGAAACAAACGGCTATTCCGCCGCATGTTGCATCGTTGTCGCGTTCAGCTTAGGAGCGCGGCCGCCGCGTCGGCCATCTCCCGGCCATCGTCGCGGCGCGGAAACAGGTGCGAATAGACATCGGCGGTCACCGCGATCGACGAATGGCCCATGCGCACCTGAACGCTCTTCATGTCGAGCCCGAGGCCTCCGGCCTCCTTCGGATTGATCAGCCACGAGGCGTACCAGTGCCGAAGAGCGTGCAGGCCGGTGTAGGGCAGGCCCGCCGCCTGCATAGCAGGGATCATTCCGCGGTTGACGATGTTGGAATGGGATTCGGGATTGCCCTTGCCGTTCGGGAAAACAAGCTCCCCGACCGGCGCGGCGAGCTTCCACTCGCGCAGGGTGTTGACCAGCACCGGCGGGACGGGAACGGTCCGTTGGCCCGCATGCGACTTGGTCGCGCCGATCGCGCCCCACTTATCGGACCGCTGCCGAACTGCAATCTCGGCAGATTGAAAATCCACGTCCTGCCATCGCAAGCCGCGCAGCTCCGAAGATCGCAGGCCGGAAAACACGGCCGTCATCAGGACAGGCCGCCAACGGCCGCGCAGGACCGCAAGGAACGCCCGCATCTCGTCTGGCGTCGGAAGATCCTTTCCGGGCTCCAGGCGACGCTTGCCGCGCTTCTCCGAGCCGTTGCGGCGGCGGCTCATCTCCCGCACCGCATTGCGCGTGGCAAGTCCACGCTCCTGGGCATCCGACAGGATGGCGCCAAGCGCCGTCAGTGCCTTCTTGACCATCGCGGGCGAGCGTCCTTCCGCTCGGAGCGTATCGGCGAAGGCGCGCACGGCCGGGACCGTGATCCGCGAAATTTTCTCGTGACCGATGAATGGCGCGACGTGCAGGGCGAAGCGCGAGCGATAGGCCTCGAGGGTCGACCGTTCCAATTCCGCCGCTTCGGCCGTGGCGATCCACATCTCTCCGGCCTTCTGCACGGTCACGGTGTCGCGGTCGGCAACGTGCGTCCCCTCCCGGACTTCAACGCTCGCCGTCGCGGCGAAGGCGTCCGCGTCCTTCTTCTTCGGGAAGGTCTTCAGCCGGCGCTTGCCCTTGGCATCGACATAGTCGACCACCCACGCGGTTTTCTCCACGCCCTTCGCATTGGTCCAAGTGCGCTTGCGGACGGACATCAGTCGCCCTTGCTCTTGGCTTGGAACTCCCGAACGTCGGCCATGATCTGTTCAAAGACTTCGGTCTGCCCGGTGCCTGGTTTCGCAAGATGCTCAATGAAAATCTGAAGGTGACTGCGGAGCGCTGATATCACCCCTTCTTGGTAAGCGATTTTGTGCCGAAGCTCTTCGTTCTGCGCTTTCTGTCCGTCAAGCGACTCGTAAAGCGCCTTGTTGAGCTTCTCGAAGTTTGCCGCCGCCGCTGCGGCTGCATCGTATGCGCCTAGTCGAGCGACAATCTCCCCATTCATGGACCGGGCGTTCTTTGCCGCGGCGTCTGTGAGTCGATCGCGAAGCCATTCCGGCAGGCGAAGCGTCAGCCTCGTTTCCTCGTCAGTGCCCAATATGTCCAACTCCATCCAATGCCGGCGACATAGCACCAATTTGACACCATGTCTTGACACCAATTTGGTGTGAGACTAAATTGGTGTCATCAACTGAAAAGGAGATGACGCCAATGCAAACGGAAAGCGACGTCGACGGACTGGATCTGATCTGGGGCGTCGAGGAGATCGGCAAGCTGATCGGCCGAAACTATCAGGCGACCTATCACATGATCCGGAGCGGCAAGCTCCCGATGGTGAAGCAGGTCGGCGAACGCTACGTCGCCTCGCGGCGGAAGCTGGTCGCGTTCTTCATGGAAGACGCCGCCTAAGGCACCCCCTCAACAATCAGGAGAAGGAACCCCGCAGCATGACCATCCACCTTCAAGACACGAAAGCCGCCATCGAGCGCGGCAATCTCTCCCAGATCGAAGACGCCTTCCGCGCGCTGGTCGGATGGCCGAAGGAAGAGGAGATTGTCGGCGCCGATGCCGACGCCCGGTGCTCGCTTCTGGAAGAGGTCTGCCAAGCCCTGAAGAGGGATGACCGGCAGATGCCCGGCGATATCGTGACGATCATCGAGGAAACCCGCTGCAAGCTGAGGAGCGGCTCCTACCGGCACGGCGCCGGCGCTGTCCTCGCCGACCTCGACCACTGGCGCTATCTGGTGGGAGGTGAGGCATGAACGCGCACGCCCGCAACATCAAGCCTGCGCCGCTGGTCGCCCTGCCTCATCCCAACGAGACGGCCATGGATCAGGCCTGCCGCGCCATGTCGCTCCTGCGGTCCGCGATGGCGCTGGCCAGCGGCGGCGAGCAGATGGACGCCGAAGAGAAGGGTGACATGATGGTGCTCGTCGAGAGCGCGTATCACATCCTCGAGCCGATCGTCGGCTTTCTCGCCGTCGTCGCTGACGATGACGCAAGCGTGGAGCGCTTCCGCGACGCTCGCCGGGAATGGGTACTTTCGAGGCAGGGGGGCGCGGCATGAGCGGCGCCGTTGCTGCCAAGCGCGGCGCCGCTTCGCGCGCCGCGGTACAGGACACTATGCGCCGGGCGGTTTCGGCGTACATGGCCCATCAGCGTTTCGCCGATCGCGGCTTCTCGAATGCCACCATCGACGCTCTGGCAAATGCTGGCGTCGACTATCCCGAGCGGCTTCTCATGATGGAGGAGAAGGCAATCGAGCGCCTTCCCGGCATCGGCAAGGCAAAGCTTCAGGAGATCAAGCGCTATGTCTTGAACATGCGGGAAGGTGACGCATGAGCGCGCCCGACCTGTCCCCACCCGAGCATGAGCACAGTGCTGCGATCGGCGAGGCCGCGCGCTACCTGGTCGCCGTGCCGCCCCACGAGCGCCCGACGCCGCTGGTTCCGGCGCTGAAAGCGATGTTCGATCTGAGCGCGGTCGAGGCTTGCGAGGCCATCGCCGAGTCGCACCGGCTGCGGAGCGTGGCCGCGTGAGTGCCGTCCCGAAGCAATCCGCCGCCAGCCGCGACGTCTTCGCGCCAGACGTCGAGGCCGACAAGTTCGAATGGCAGACCGGCGAGCGGCGGAAGGTCGAGGCGGTTGACGCCTTGCCTCTGCGCTGGCCGACCACGCCGAAGGAGCGCTTCGACCTATTCGACGCATGGCACGACGTGGCGATGCAGATTCTCCGGAGGGCCAAGGTTGGCCTGCACGTCGCCGCCGCGGCGAAGAAGGTCACGCAATGGGCGACCGGGACCATCGAAGAGAGCAACGCCGAACTCGCGTCGCGATCGGGCTACCCTTCGGAGAAGACGATCAGTCGAGAGGTTCAGGCCTATGTTTCCCTTGGGCTCTTCATCCCGACGTATGAATGGAAGAGGCCGAACCGAGGCAAGTTCATCACGGTCCGAAAGCTCATTCTGGCCCTGCCGATGACGCTACCCGAAGGCATCCGCCTTCCGGACGGTGGGCTGCCAAGTCTGGACACACGTGGTCCCGACTTAGAAGCCGTAAGTCTGGACACACGTGGTCCCGACTTAGAAGCCGTAAGTCTGGACACACGTGGTCCCGACCCCCTGGACATACGTGGTCCCGCCACCATTGACCAGAAGGAGGGCACTGGCGATGCAACAGCTTGACCTATTCGAGTCGAAGAGGGCTCCGAAGCCTGCCGCGATTGTCTTCCGCTTCCCGCTGGACCGCCGGGCGGACCTGATCCGCGCGACCGCTGAAGAGCTTCGAGGCCGGTCATACGACGCCGGCCGACGGTACTGGAACGCGCACGTCCGATCCTTGCGGAAGACGCTTCGAGAGCAAGGCCTGTCCCGAGACGAGATCGCATCCGAGATCAACGGCTACACGCTCGCCGTGAGGCGGGAAGTCTTCGCTTCGTCGCCTGTGAAGGCGTCCCGATGATGGACCGTTGCTATGCGGGGCTCCGCCCCACACCCCGCAGGGGACGGAGTCCCCTGACCCCATGCACTTCGCTTCGCGAATTGCCCTTTTCCGGCGCCGCCTGAAAATTTCGCCCCGCGAAAAAACACCCAAACCGAAGGAGCAGAGATGACCGACGAACTTCAGAAGAGAGCAGAACGGGAAGCGCAAGCCCGCTTCATGCAGGTCATGCGCGAAGCAGATGAAGCCGAGTGGACCGGCTGGAAAAAGGGAACGCCCTTCCCGAAGGAGCTTCGCCACTGGACTTCATCCGGAGTGCTCCGGATCGTTCCCGAACCGCACGGCTACACGATGCTTGCCGCGCTGCGCATCGGCGACCACTTGCTCGGAAGCTATCTCAGTCCACTGCAGGCCGCCGAAGGTCTCCGGAATGGCGCCCACGACGACGAACTTCCGGCGCCAGCATCAACCCTCAACCTGCCGGCCGACCCCTATGAATGGTCCGGCCTGAAATAATGCTGCAATCCCCAAACCCGAAAGGAACGAACATGCTGAAACTCATCCTTGCCGCCGCCGCACTCCTGGGCATGACGGCCCCCGCGCTCGCGAATACCGCAATCGGCCAGCTCATCATCTCCAGCTTCCTCGCCGTCGGCTTCCAAGCAGCGGCAACCTGGAACGCCCCCGCGGTCGGCAAGTTCGCCCTGGAGGATGACCAATGAGTTCCATGCTCGCCGTCGAGTACAGCGACAAGGTGCAGATGCTCGCCGATGCTTTCCGGTCAAGCGATTCGTCGCCCGCCGTGCTGGCAAAAGTCCGGTCGAAGATCTGGACATCGAAGCGGAGCAGGATTGCGATCGGAGGGCGTGGCGACGTCGCGGCTTTTTCCGTCTTCGCAAGGGGGATCGCGCTGAACGGATTCATGTTCGGATCATTCGACCGGACCTTTGCACGTCTCGAGACCGACCTCGCCAACGCCAAGCGGAACAAGCAAACTCTGCGCTTCGCCGAGGTGATCGTCGCCGGCATCGTCGGAAACCCGGGGGCCGATGATCAGGTGCTTCGGCACGGCGGCCTATGGCCCGGTGGAGCCGTTCAAGCTGTATGCGCCGCGCACAATGTCCTTCGGAGGGGACCCGTACTTCTACGGCGGGCCTCCGGTCCAGAACATCGCCTTCCGACTCCGCGACGGACTGGAGGCGACCGGCGCCGCGATCATGGGAGAGGCACGCGTCACGCCCGCGCCGCCCACTTTAGACCCTTCGGGCGAATTGTTCTTCGCCGTCGGCGGCTTCGCGGAATTGGTCACGATCACGCCCGCCGGCATCAAGCGCGAGATCGTGTGTCGATGGCCGGAGGACACTCCGGGCCAGAAGATCGACCCGACGGCAGGGAGGGAAGCGGCATGAGCAAGGCCGCCGTCTTGGACGTCGAGAAGAACGCCGCAAACTACGTCGAGATGATGCGGCGCGAACTCGACCGCATGGGTTTAACTGAACTCGCGCTCGGCGACGTGCCGGACGACGTCTTCGAGGTGACGCGGGAAGCCTACCGGCGCCGGATGCGCGATCGTCTCGATTGGAAAGAGGAAGAGATCGACTTCGCCTTGAACGAGATCGAAGCCCGCGCGAAAGAAATGGTCCGCGACCCGGCGGGCGTCGATCGGCAGGCTTTGCCATTAGCGAACTGATCAGAACGAGAGAGGCCGGATCCTGCGCGACCGGCCTTCCTCTGTGGCGTTGGCCGCGATTGACGGCACGGCTTGCGCCACGCGCGCCGAGGCTTTGGCGGACTCTTCCTGGCTCACGGCCCGCACCGTTGGCATCAGGTTGAGCCCGCCAGTGTCCTCGATGCCGACCACGACGCGCACGCCGCCGCCGTCCTGCAGCCGCGCGCCAGCCGCGCCGAGGGCATCGGCCGTGCGCCGGACCTGGCCACCGGTCAGGACGGACTCGGTGTCTTCGAGGACGGCCATAAGCTCGCCGTGCCCGATGCCGGATTTGCCACTGTGGAACCGCGGCAGGCTGGCGATCGGTCGGAAGGTGCGCGCCGAAGCCGCGTCGCCGCCCTGGTGCAACACGGCACCGAAGAGCGAGCCGAGAAGCCCGCCCGCATTCGCGCCGCCGGCCGCCGTGCCGAAGAGACCGGCAAGCGGTCCCTGGCCCAAGAGCGCCGCCTGGGCGACGGCCTGCAACAGGCTGTTGAGCAGGTTGTCCAGTGCGTCATTGCCTGTCTCTATCGCCGGAACGATCGACATGAAGGCATCCGACATGGTCGAGGCAAAGAAGGTCGCCGCTTCGAGCCCGGTTTCGTGCGCGGCCGTCTGGTCGTGGATCGCCGCCGTCAATGACACGATCTGCTCCCGCTGCCCTGCCGTCGCCGCGGCGCCCGCTTCGCGGAGGGCGTTGGACGTTTCGCGCTCGAGCGTGGTAGCGCCGACAAGCGCCAGCTCCCGCTCGAGTTCGGCGATCAGGTCGCGCACGGCCTGAGCCTCGCGCGCGGCCGACTTCGCCGCCTTGTCACGGTCCGCATTCGGCGCGACGTAGGCCGGTGGCGTCCATGTCGTGGCGGGCGTGGTGGTGGGTGTCTCCTGGGCCTTTCGGCGGGCTTCGACGACGGTCAGTATCTGGGCTTCCGTCTCGCCGAGCGCGTCCCGTTCGGCCTGGAGATAGGCGATATCCGACTCATAGTCCCGGCCGAACAAGTTCATGCCGGAATCGCGCTGCTCGCCGCGGAGCTTCAGGATCTTGTTCTCGAGGTCCAGACGCTGGCGCCCGATCTCGGCGAGTTCCGAGGACAGGGTCGCCCCTTGCTGGTTTTCGAACGATCGGAATGAGTCGATGAAGCTTTGCAGCGCGCCCGCTGCATCCACGATCGCACGCTTCAAAGCTGAACCGACCGTGTTGGCGATGACGTTGAATTGCCTATCGAGTTCGGCCGCCTTGGCGATCACGTCGTCGGACAGGATCAAGCCAAGGTCTTCGGCCTGCTTCACCATGGCGCGAATGCCGTCCTCGCCCTGGTCGAGCACGCGAATCAGCCGCTCGCCGTCGCCGCCAAAAATCTCGTCGAAAAGCCTGATCTGCGCCGCCTTGTCGAATTGCCCGATACGCCCGACGATCTCGGTGAAGAGTTCCAGCGGGTTTTTCAGCTTGTCTCCCAACTCGTCGACCGTGTAGCCGAGGCGCTGGAGGGCTTCGGCGCCGCTGCCGCTCTTGCCGAGCGAGACGATGAACTCGTCCATGCGGAGTTGCATTTCCCGGATGCCGGACGTCAGGTCGTCGACCTCGATACGGTTTTGCTCCGCAACGAAGCTGATCTTCTGGAATGAACTGGCGTCGAGGCCGGCCTGGCGCGCCCGGTCGCCGATCGTGGCGATGGACTTCGCGACCTCAGTCAGCTGCCGCACCGTCGCCCCGGCCGCCAGTCCGGCGAACAAGCTCTTGCCGAAAGTCGCCGCCAATTCGCCGATGCGCTTCAAGCGCTCGACGTCGCGCTGAATGGCCGAGACGGTCTTTTTCGTCCGCTTCTCGCCGTTGACGAGTTCGGCCGTGTATCGCCGCATGTCCGCTTCAAAGACCGCTCGCACACTGCCGACTGTCGCAACCATCTGAAATCCTTTCGCTTTTCGATGCGGGCTCGATCTGGCCGCGTTCGATTATCAAGGTGAGCCGGGGTAATCGCTGGGCATTACCCTATCCCAGATTGAAACTGACGCAAAGATCGTGCATATTCTCGCCACAACACGGAGAATTCTTGCATGCTCGACCGCCTTCGAGGCTGGTTTCGTGCGCCGGAGGCGAAGAGCCTGGCGAATCCTTCGCCGGAGGAATTCGAGCTATTCACCGGCACGCTCGCGGGTAGCCTCGCCGTCACGGCAGAGACCGCCTTGCGCGTGCCGGCCGTCGCCGCTGCGGTCCGCGTCATCTCCGAAGCCGCGGCGACCCTCGATATTGCCGTGGTCGAGATCGGCGCCGACAGCAGGGAAACCCCGGTCCCGTCGCACCCCGTGGCGCAACTCCTGAAAGGCGAGGTGAACGGCTGGACGTCTGGTTTCGAACTGGTGCGCGACTTGGTCGCCACCGCGCTGATCAAGGACAAGGGCGCCGCGGCTTACGTGAACTGGATCGGCAACGAACCGGCCGAAATCATCCAGTACCGGGCAGGCGTGATCGACGTCGACTTGACCGCCGAGACCGGCGAACCGCGCTATCGCATCGGTGGCGCCGAGATCCCCGCCTCGTCCATTCTTCACGTCCGCGGACCGTTCGAGCGCTCCCCGGTCTCTCTCGCCGCCGAAGCAATCGGCATCGCCCGCGTGATGGAGCGCCGCACCGGGAAGCTGTTCGAGAATGCCGCACGGCCAGGCGGATGGATTTCCGCACCGAACACGCGGACCGAAGATGAAGTCAGGCGCATGAAAGCGCATTGGAACAGCACCTACGCAACAGCCGAAAACACCGGCTTGACACCGGTCCTGTACGATCAGGCCGAATTTCATCAACTCGAATTCAAGTCGACCGACGCGCAATTCCTCGAGCTTCGCCGCTTCCAGATTGAAGAGATCGCCCGCGGTTTCAATCTCCCGGCGCACATGATCGGCGACCTCACGAAGGCCAACTACAATAGCCTGGAGGCGAAGAACCGGGAGTTCCTGTCCTACTCGCTGGAACCGTGGTTGCGCGCCGTAGAGGCCGCCTTCCGCCGCGCGCTCTTCCGTCCCGCCGACCGCAAGCGCTTCGCCGTCCGTTTCGATCGCGACGACCTGACCCGGGCGAACCTCACGGAACGCGCTACCGCGATCAACTCGCTCCGGGCGTCCGAAGTCCTGTCCGCCGACGAAGGCCGCGACTGGCTGGGCATGCCGCCGCGCGCCGACGGCAAGGGGGGCGAGTACGGCAATCCGAACATCAATCCGAAGCAGCCGGCCGCGCCGGAAGGGGGCGCGTGATGGACCGGCTCTATTTCGAAACCAAGTTCGCAGCCGAGGAAGGCGGGACGATTACCGCGCTGGCTTGGCCATTCGGCAAGGCGGACCGCATCGGCGACATCATCCTGCCCGGCGCCTTCGCGAAGGTGGGTTTCCCGCTTCCCGCGCTCTTCGCACATGATCAGCGCTCGCCGATCGGCGTGTGGACCGAGGGCGAAGAGAAGGCGTCCGGCTTCTACCTGAAAGGTCGCCTCCTGGTCGACGACGTCGCGCTTGCCCGCGAAGTGCTGGCGCTGATCAAGGCTCAGGCGATCAAGGGCGTGTCGATCGGCTTCCGGACCCTCAAGTGGGACCGACGCGCCGACGGCGGACGCGAGATCAAGGAACTCGAGTTGCTGGAAGCGTCGATCGTGGCGATTCCGATGCATCCGGGAGCACGCGTGACGAGCGCGAAAACCGCGGTGCAGGCCTATGCGCTTGCCGCCGCACTCAACCGGGCAACCGCCCATTTCCTGAAAGGATAGAGCATGGGACACATGCAGAATGAGGCGTTCGCCCGCGCCATCGAACTGAAGGGCGATGAGGAAGACCCGGCCGGCATCGTCACCAAGGCGCTGGACGAACTCCGGACGTCGATCGACGCGCGCCTGAAGGCGGTGGAGGAGAAGGTCGCCGCGCCGGATCTGTCGAAGATCGAAGACCGCATCAAGGCCGTCGAGATCAAGGCCAACCGTCCCGCGACCGGCGACAACCCGACCGAACCGACCGCCGAGCGCAAGGCCTTCGCGACCTACCTCCGCCGCGGCAAGGACATGCCCGATGAGGAACTGAAGTCGCTGCGGGTCTCCGACGATGCGCAGGGCGGCTACCTCGCGCCGGCCGAAATGTCGACCGAGTTCGTCCGCGACCTCACCGAGTTCTCTCCGGTCCGCACCTATGCCAGCGTTCGCACCACGGGCGCGCCGTCGGTGAAATATCCGAAGCGGACCTCGATCACGAATGCGCAGTGGGAAGGCGAGGAAGAGGACGCCGAGGAGTCGAACGTCACTTTCGGACAGGTGGAAGTGCCGGTCCGCAAGCTGACGACCTACGTCGACATCTCCAACGAACTCCTGGCGGACAGCGCCGGCATGGCGGAAACCGAAGTGCGGCTCGCGCTCGCCGAGGACTTCGGCAAGAAGGAAGGCACGGCCTTCGTCAACGGCACCGGCGCCGGACAGCCCGAAGGCATCATGACGAATGCCGACGTGGGCTTCACGCTCAACGGCCATGCGACGACGCTGGCGGCCGACCCGCTGATCACGCTCATGTACGCCCTGCCGGCCGCGTATCGCAACGCGCCGGGCGCGGCGTGGGCCATGAACGGCAGCACGCTCGCCACGATCCGCAAGCTGAAGGCGGGCGACGGGACATATCTCTGGCAGCCGAGCTTTCAGGCGGGCCAGCCTGAGACGATCCTGGGCAAGCCGGTCGTCGAGATGGTCGACATGCCCGACGTGGGCAGCGGCGCCTTCCCCGTAATTTTCGGAGACTGGAGCTCGTACAGAATCGTGGACCGGCTCGCCATGTCGATCCTCGTCAATCCGTACTTGCTCGCGAACAAGGGCGTAACCCGCATCCATGCCACGCGGCGCGTCGGCGGGCGCGTGCTGCAGGGCGCCCGCTTCCGCAAGCTCAAGATGGCCGTCTCCTGAGGCGAGCCGAGAAAGGACAACGACAATGCGCGATCTCGCGAACAACATCGCCATCCGGACGGTCATCTCACCGGCCGCCAACGCCGACTTGGGCACGACGCCGCTTGTCGGCACCGTGATCGATTCGCTCGGCTTCGAGTCGCTGGTCTATGCGATCTCGATCGGCACCCTGTCGGACGCCGATGCGACCTATGCCGTGCTCCTGGAGGAGTCGGACACGTCCGGATCCGGCTACACCGCAGTTGCGGACTCGCACATGGTCGGGACCGAGGCCGAAGCCGGCTTCACCTTCGCCGACGATGGCGAGACGNGGAAGCTCGGCTACATCGGNAACAAGCGCCACACCCGCCTGACGATCACGCCGACCGGTGCCAACTCNGGCAACAGCCCGATTTCGGCGGTCGCGATCCTGGGCCATCCCCACGAGGCGCCCGTCGCCTGACGAGTGGTCCGGCCGGCGTGATCTTGCGAGGGTCCGCGCCGGCCTTCTCCCCGGCGGGCGCTGTGTCGCCCATGGCGCCCGCCGGACGTTTTCAACCGAGCCAAGGTGAACCGAGATGACCGACCGCTTCAGCGGGTACATGAACGCCCCGGATGAGCCATACACCGACGCGGTGCCGCTCACGCCGAGCGAAGACGAGTTCGAGCCCACGGCCGCGCTCTGGGTGAACACGTCCGGCATTCATCTGAGCGTCGTGATGATGGACGCCGCCGCGCCCGTGACGATCTATGTCCCCGCGCCTGGCAAGATCGCGCTGCGGATCAAGAAGCTGCTCGGCCTCTTCGTTCCGACCATTCAAGACAACACCGCGTCGCACACCTTCAACGATGGCGAGGACGGCGAGTTCACCCGGCTTCGTCGTGTTGGGCCTGTACTGACCATGCCGGCCCGCGCGCCTCGCATCTGCCCTTGTGGGCACCGTGTACCCGCTGGCGTCGCCTGCGAGTGCCAGAAGGCGCGCCAGCGCGAGCACAAGGCCGCTGCCGACCGCAACCGACCCGGCGCCCGTGCCCGTGGCTATGATGCGACGTGGGAGCGCGACCGCAAGGCCTTCCTCGCCGTGCATCGCTTCTGCCGCTGCGGTGCTCCTGCAACCCTGGTCGACCACGTCAAGCCGCACAAGGGCGACGCCAAGCTCTTCCGCGACGTGCGCAACTGGCAACCCATGTGCAAGCCCTGCCATGCCCGCAAGACCGCGCGCGAAGATGGCGGCTTCGGCAACCCGATTAAACCGGGGGGTGGTCCGAAAGTTTCGGCCCGTGGCGTAGGACCGGGATGGGGTCCATCGCGCGAGATTTCTCCCAATCCGGCGACGTTTTTTGAGGTGAAATCATGATCGAAGTCACCGCAGCCCCGGCGATCCCGGAAGACTTCCTCGCGCTGATCCTCGATCATGTGAAGGTCGAGACCGGCGACGAAGAGGACGCCTTCGGCGACCTGGTCGAGGCCTACGCCGAGGCGGCAATCGCCCGGGTCGAAGCCATGTCGGGCCGGATGCTGTTCACGCGGACGCTGCGCTTGACCGTGGACGCCTTCGGGACCGCGCTGGAGCTTCCCGCCTCGCCGGTCGAAAGCGTGACGAGCGTCACCTACACCGACGCGGACGGGGCATCCCAGACGCTCGCCGGCGCCGCCTATGCCCTGGTCGAGAGGACCGAGACCCCGAAGCTGTACCCCGCCTTCGGAACGACATGGCCGACCGTGCGGGACTTCCCCGGTTCGATCGTCGTGGTCTTCCTCGCCGGCTATGGTGACGAGACGGCCGACGTCCCGGCGCCGCTTCGGCAGGCCGTGCTGCAGACCGTGGCGGACTGGATGCGATTCGGCGGCAGTGTGACCATGACCGCCACGTCAGAGCTTCCCGAGTCGGCCTTTCGCGCATGCCTGCCCTTCCGTCGGGAGTGGGCATGATGGCGAAGCGCGCGGGCGTCTACGGCGGGAAGGAGTTGCAGGCCGCGCTGCGCACGCTTGCGCGCACCTATGGCCCGCCGGTGAACGAGGCCAGCCGCTTCGCCCTGCAACCCGTCCTGAAGGCCGCCAAGGCGAACACCGAGCACGAGTCCGCCCGCAAGGCGCTAGTCCTCAAACGAGACACCAAGGCGCACAAGGCCATGCCCACGCATGCCGTGGGCGGCGATCCTCGCAACCCCGATTTCCGCCTGCTCCATCTCCTCGAGTTCGGCACGGAACCGCACGTCAACGCGGGACAGTTCCCCGGCACGCGTCATCCCGGCACGACCGCGCAAAAGTTCCTCACGCCCGCCTACGAAGCCGAAGCCGGGAACGTCATCAAGCGCTTCGGCGCGAAGCTCGGACCCGCGATCGAAAAGCAGGCCGCGCGCCTGGCGAGGAAGACATGAGCGCTCCGGATATCATCTTCGCAGCGGTGGCGCTGGCGATCATCGCTGCCGGCGTCTTCGGATCGGCGGTGCTCTGATGGAAGCCCTACCGCTGGTCCGATCCATCCTGAAGGCCGCTGCTGGCGTCACGGCGAAGCGCACGGGCGACGTGTGCCTCAACGCGGCACCGGAAGGCGAAGGCCTGCCCAACGTCGTCCTGGCCAGCGTGGGAGGCGGAGAAGGCATGACGCATGGCGGCCCGGATGGGCTGTTGCATGACCGCGTCCGGATCTGGGCTCGAGCTCGCACCACGAAGGAAGCCGGCGAGCTCGGAACCGCGATCGACCTCGCCTTGAACGGCTACACCGGGACCGTGCTCGGCGCTTCGGTCCAGTCGGTCCAGAAGGTCATGACGACGAGCGACTATCAGGACGCGGCGGCCGTGCAACGCTCCATCCTCGACTTCCGGATCTGGTGGAGGCGTGCGCCATGATCGATCCCGCAACCCTCAATCGCCGCGTTACGATAGAGCGCTACACCGCGACGGATGGCCAGTGGGGCCCGGACCTCACCTGGTCCGACCTGCGCACGATCTGGGGCGNNTTCAAGTTCGACACNNCNGACGAGCAATTCGCCGCGGGCCAGANCTATGCCAACCGAATCGGGACCGTGACAATCCGNTTCANCCGCGACCTCATGGAAACCGACCGGCTGCGCATCGAGGGCGTCGTCTACGAGATCAAGGGAATCGCCGAGATCGGCAACCGGGAGGGCCTGGCCGTGAAGGTGCTCGCGCGTGATCCGGAGGCGGAATGACCGCCGGCCGCAAGCCTGTCCTGAAGGCGATCGACGGGGGCCTGTCGACGGTCCCCGCCGCGCCGAAGAACCTGTCAGCCGAGGCGCGGCAGGAATGGCGCCGTGCGGCCCGCGACCTCATTGACCGCAAGGTGCTGGCGAAGTCCGACCTGCCGGCACTGGAGGCCTACGCCGTGGCCGCCGGCATGGTCGCCAAGCTGACCCCGATCGCCAACGCGGCCGAAGCAATCATCGTCAATCCGAAGACGTCGGCCGTGAAGATGCACCCCGCGCATACCGCGTTGCAGAAGTACCTTGCGCTCGCGCTGCGCTATCAGGCGGAGCTCGGCCTGACCCCGGCGAGCCGGAACCGCCGCGGCTCGCAAACCCCGTTGGCCGGTGACAAGTGGGATCGGTGGGACATATGATCTGTCACCTTGTTCCGAACCAGAACGAGGTTGTTCCCGGCCTCGAATGGCTCTTTGACGATTCGCCGATTCCTGACCCGCTTGGCAAAGGCCAAGACGCGGTCGACTTTTTGCGCGATCTGGCGCACCCGAAAAGTATTCTCGACGGGAAGACTTTGCAGCTCGACCCCTGGCAGGAACGGATCGTTCGGCGGATCTATGGGCCTCACGATGCCAACGGTCGACGGCTGGTCCGCACCGTCTACCTTCAGGTTGGACGCGGGAGTCGCAAGACAAGCTTTGCGGCTGCGCTGGCGCTGCTCCACACCTATGGCCCGGAGCGCGTACCGAAGGGCGCCAATTACGTCGTGGCGGCCGATCGTGGGCAGGCTCGAGTCGCCTTTGAGGAAGCCCTGTCCATCGTGGAGGAAGACCCCACTCTGGCGGGCGCGTCGCGGCCCGTGGACAGCAAGAACCGGTTGACGCATCCGAAGTCCGGTTCGTTCTTCGAGGCCATCTCCAGCGACGGCAAGGGCGCCCATGCGCGAACGCCGATGTTCGCCCTGGTGGATGAACTCTGGGCACACCGGAAGACCGAGCTATGGCAGGCGATCCGGACCGGCGCGGCGAAGGTTCCCGGTTCGCTGATCGTGATCGCCACCACGGCCGGGCGCGGCAACGAGTCGCCCGACTTCCCCGTGTACGACTACGCCAAGCGCGTCCAGTCCGGCGCCGTGGTCGATCCGCACTTCCTGCCGATCGTGTTCGAAGCCGGCGAGGCCGACGCATGGGACGATGAAGCGACCTGGCACAAGGTGCTTCCCGGCCTGCGCTACGGATACCCGGACCTACGACAGCCTTCAGCAGTTGTGCCGCGAGGCGAAGGAACGCCCGNCCGACCGCGCCGCCTTCGACCAGTTCTTTCTCGGCATNCGGCAGGACAATTCGCTTTCGCCTTTCGTGGACATGAAGNTNTTNGACCACGGCAAGCGCGAGCTGGACCTCGCCGCGTTCGAAGGCCGGCGGTGCTTCNTCGCGGGCGACATGGCCACGACGACCGATCTTGCGGGCGTGCTCGCCGCNTTCCCGGATGANGATGGCGGCTTCGACGTCTTCGCCTGGGCCTTCGTCCCGGAGGATGCGCTACAGGCTCGCGCCGATCGCGACGGCGTCGAATATCCCCGCTGGGCAAAGGAAGGATGGATCATCCCGACGCCGGGCGCCGTGATCGATTACCGCGTGATCGAGTCGCACCTCCGCGACCTCGCCGAGCGCTTCGACGTGGTCGAGATGGACTTTGACCCGGCATATGCGCAGCCCGTCATGGGGCCATTGACTGACGACGGCTTCCCCGTCGCCACCATGCGGCAGGGGTGGTTCACGCAAAGTCCTGCGCTTAATGTGCTTGAACGTGCAATAATCTCGCGTAAACTCCGCTGGAGTTCGCCGGTTCTTCGGTGGTGTCTGGAAAATGTCGCGATCCATACCGACACGGCAGGCAACCGAACGATGCACAAAGGGAAATCCCGTGACCGAATCGACCTCGCCGTCTGTCTCTCGGATGGCCGTCAGCCGCGCCGCTGCGGGCGACACCTCGACCAACTTCTATGCCTCACCGCTCGCCGACAATCTCGACTATGCCTTTGCCTGAGGCGCGGCCATGAGCAAGCGCAAGAGCCGTCGGCTCCTGTCCGAAGCCGAGATCATCACCATCCGGCGACATAGCGGCAACGGCTTCATGCCGTACCGCTACGGCTCGCCAAAGCCCGTCACCCTCCCGCGCATCCGGACCGCGGATCAACGCATCCACAAAGGCGAGGCGCGGCGCGCTATGGTGGGCAAGGCGATAGACCTGCTGCGCGGCTGGAGGCTCACACCCTTCGAACATGAGGGACCGACCCGCGCCGGCATGCGCTCCGGCTTCGTGCGCGAGGGGTTTCTATGGCCGATCGCCGATCTCGAGTCCGAGGCGCTGATAGGCGAGGCGTTGCAGGTCATGGGGGCGAACCGGCCGACCTGGTATCAGGGCCAGCCGGAATATTCATATGGGCGCGAGTATTGCGCTACCTGCCGCGGCCCGCTCGACGCCGAAGCCATCGCCCGGCACGACCGCTTCTGCTCGACCGAGTGCCGGACGGTCATGCGGCAACATCGGAACGACAACTATCACTATGCCGCCGCGGCGCAATCGAAGCTCGCCCATGCCGTGGCTCGGAGGGAGAGCATTCCGAAGCGGGATTGCGCCTGGTGCGGGACCGAGTTCCAGCCCGCGACCCCGGACGCGGAAACGTGCTCAATGGCATGCGCGGCAAAGCACCGGGAGTTCAAAGCCGGCCGCGCGCTCGCCGATCGGAACTGCGCAAATCCGAAGTGCGGGAAGGTCTTCCATCCTTCGACCGACCGCCTGAAATACTGCAGCATGCCCTGCCATCGCGAGCACCAAGCCGATACGCTGGCGCCGCAGCTATGCGCCTATGAGCCGTGCAGCAAGACGTTTCAGCCGCGGTTCGCCTTCGAAAAGTTCTGTTCGGCCGCCTGCCGGAAAGCCGACCTGAAAGGCCGGACGCTGGAGCCGAAGCCGTGCGCCGCGTGTGGCGTCGAGTTCGCGCCGAAGAAGGCCAGCGTGATCTTCTGCGGCAAGTCATGCGCGAGCCGGACCCGCGCCGAGCGGGAGCGCGCAAGCGCCTTCAGGTGCGAGGAGGTGACCGAGTACCGAGAAGCGGCGGAGTAGCGATTCGGCGGTGTCACCTCACGCGCATCTCTGGCTTGATCTTCTGCCTCTCATCCTGGATGGCGCGATCCACCGCCTCGATCAACAACTGAAATTCCCGAAAGCCAGACTGCGATCGATCCTTCACATGTCTCCGGCGCGTTTCAACCAACTCCGCCCGCCATGCCCTTAGAGCTTCGGTGTACTCGTTTTCGGTCGCCATCTGGCCCGCCTTCCATGTCGCATTTCATGTTGCGTCGAGTAGCCGAGCATGAGGGAAAACCCTTGAAAAGCAAGGATTGTCAGTTGCAACATGACGCAACACGAATGGCGAGCCGACGCGCGCATAAGCGCTTGAAAAGGCTGGCGATCCCGGCAGGACTCGAACCTGCGACCATCGGCTTAGAAGG